GTTACTACGAGATCGCATGGCACAGCGCGGATACTGCCGTTTTTATAAACTACATCGCCGCCGCATCGACGCCGACGCGTCCCGCCATCCCTTCCGCCATCGTAACCGTTACGCAGGTCTAAACAAAAAACAAACATAACATGAGCAATCTTTTCTCTCTCAATTTGCGCGACCTCGTCAAGGGCGCCGTCGTCGCCGCATTGGCCGTAATCGCCGCCGCACTTACTACATTACTGGAAGCAGGCACCATGCCATCGATCGAGCAATGGAAGGGCATCGGATGGTCTGGCCTGATGGCGGGCGCCGCCTATTTGCTTAAAAACCTGTTCACCAACAGCAACGACGAAATCCTGACGCCGGAATCGAAATGATCCGGCCTATATGGTAACAATTCAAAACACATCTAAATAGATACAAGATGACAGCAAAAGAAGCACTCGATAAGATCCGCGGAATGTTTGCGGATATGCCACCCGCTCCAACGCCGGAGCCGGAACCCGCGAAGATGGAGGCCAAGGAATACGTCCTCGAAGGCGGTAAGAAAGTATTGGTATCCGAGCTGGAAATCGGCGGGATGGTACAACTGGTGGACGACGCCGGGAACACCGCACCCGCTCCTGCTGGCGATCATAATCTGGCAGACGGCACCACGATCACGCTCGGGGAAAATGGTCTGATCACAGCGATCACCGTTCCCGCCGTTGAACCGGAAATGCCCACGGAACCCGGGGAAGATATGGCCGCAAAGTTCGCCGCAATCGAAGCCGAAAACGTCGCCCTCCGCGCCGCCATCGACGCCCAGGCCGCAAAGTTCGCCGACGAACTGGTCGCCACAAACGAACGCCTCCGCACGCTGGCCGATGTGTTCAGCGCCATGATGCAGACGCCCGGCGCCGATCCGATCGGGAAACCGCATCACAATTTTGAGCAAACGGAAAGCAAGGAAGAAAAACTCAAACGTCTGGCCGATCGTATCGCCGGGATGAGGAAATAAACAATAACAAAACAAAAAAGCAACATCATGGCATTTTCACTCGGTACAATGACTGGATACGTTGAGCAGAACGAACAGCTCCTCGTCGCCGCATCCGTTCTCGGCCCGAAAACCGCATCACTGATCCAAGCGCAGGGCAACGTAATGGTCGGCGTTAAGTCCGCCGAAACCATCAACATCATGGACACCGACGCCATCTTTCAGGCGGGCGGTACATGCGGTTTCACGACCAGCGGCACCACCACGATCACCCAGCGCACCGTCACCGTCGGCAAGTTCAAGGTGAACGAGGCCATCTGCCCGAAGGATCTGGAAGCCTACTATCTCCAGAAGTCGCTCCCTGCTGGCAGCCGTTACGACACTATCGCCTTCGCCGCCGATTACACCGGACGGAAGGCCGCCAAAATGGCCTCCCAGCTCGAGATCGCTATCTGGCAGGGTGACACGACCAGCCTGAACGCGAACCTCAACAAGTTCGACGGTTTCGTCGAGCTGATTAAGGACGCAGGCGCATCGGTCGTGAACGCGAACAGCGTTGCCTTTTACGGATCCGTTGAAACCGCGATCAATAACACGACCGTCGTAAACGTTTTCGATGCAATTTACAAGGCCATCCCAGCCGAGGTAGTGGACAAGGACGACGTTAAAATTTTCTGCGGTATGGATGTATTCCGCACGCTGACGATTAAGATCAAGAACGAAAATCTGTTCCACTATCAAGTGGACGCCGCTCCGAACACATCGTTTTTCCTCCCCGGCACACCGATCGAAGTGGTTGGCACGCCCGGCCTGAACGGCACGAATAAGATCTACGCCATGCGCGTGTCGAACATGTGGCTGGGTACCGATCTGCTGGATGAGGACCAGAACCGCTGGGAATTGTTCTTCGCCCGCGAAGCCGATCAAGTCCGGTTCGTGGCCGAGTTCAAAATGGGCGTGAACTTCGCGTTCCCGACCGAGATCGTAAAATTCGAGATCTGACGATAAAGGGGGCGGCCACGGTCGCCCTCCTTTTACATCACCGATAAAATATTACAGATATGCCATGCGCATTAACACAAGGTTACACGTTTGATTGCAAGGATAACATTGGCGGCCTGAAGGCCGTCTGGTTTATCAGCGCAAACGATGTAACCGCAATTACTGAAACGTCCGGCCTGGTATCGACCATAACGAAGGCCGCCGGGAAAGTATTTTACAAGTACCAGCTGGTTCGCAATACGTCATCCTTCACGGAAACGATCGCAGGATCCACCGAAAACGGAACGGTCGTTTACAATCAAGAACTGCTGATTGTGATAAACAAAATGCAGGTATCCGTCCGCAATGAGATCCTTTTGCTGGCGCAAAACAACCTGATCGCCGTACTGGAGGATCAGAATGGAAAGTATTGGCTGGCTGGTAAATTGAACGGCCTCGATCTCACCGCCGGAACCGCTGGCACGGGATTGGCCCAGTCTGATCGGAACGGGTACTCTCTCACGTTCACCGGCGGAGAGCGCGCCCTGGCGCCGGAGGTATCCAGCGGCATCATTGCCGGATTGACAGCATAAGCGTATCTTCGCGATATCGTTGGACATAGGATTATGGGTTTGGCCCCGGTGTATCTACGCCGGGGTTTCTTTTTGTCAAATGTTCCCGCCGTCGCTAATTATGTGCAGATGATCAATCTCATAACAGGAACGATTACAAATGTGCGGGTCACGCTCACGGAGCGGACGACGATCCCGTCGGCGTCGTATCTATTCCGGTTCGTCCAGCGGGCAACTAATCGAGAAATTCGAGTAGTTCAACGCGGCACGGACGATGTGTCCGCATATCCGGACAGATACAATCTTTTCGCCTTCGACGTGGATCAGATATTTTGTGGCATCATCGGAGAATACCAATATTACATTTACGAACAATCGAGCGCGTCCAATACCGAACTGGATCTCACAGGCGCGATGATTGAGCAAGGACTGGCGCGTCTGAACGCTCCGGCGGACGATCAATTCACATTCACGGCATACGCGCCGGATAATACCTACATAACGCCATGAACGCGGAAGATATCATTGTACTAAATTTCGCAGAGGCGAAGCAACCGGAGTACCGAGAAAAAAAGGGCGCCGGATATATCGAGTTCGGGTTCCATAACGACTATCCCGATTACCTGATCGAGCTGTACCGGAAATCGGCGAAACATAACGCGATCATAAAGGGTAAGGTAAACTACATTGCCGGAAACGGATGGAAGGCCGGGGAACCGGATCCAGCGGCGGACGCGTTTATTGCCGCACCGAACGGATACGAATCCCTCGCGGAGCTGACGCGGAAGGTATCGACGGACATCGAAATTTTCGGCGGAGCATATCTGGAAATCATCTGGTCGATGGTCGGCGGACAGATATCCAGCATCACACACCTCGACTACTCGAAGATCCGGACGTCACAGGATAACACGTCATTTTGGTACAAGGCGAACGGATGGAAGGAACGGAAGGGCGACATCGACGTCGTTCCGGCGTTCAATACGAAAGTGCGGGAAGGTCGCCAGATATTATACGTCCGCGAATATCAACCCGACCTGGACGCGTACGCCCTGCCCGGATACATGGGATCGCTGAACTACATCGAAAGCGATATCCAAGTATCCCAGCATGTACTATCGAACGCGCAGAGCGGATTCAGCGCGTCGAAGCTGATCACCCTCCCCAACGGCGAACCGTCGCCAGACGAAAAGCGGAAGATCGATCGAAAGTTCCAAGATAATTTCAGCGGCGCCGATGGAAAGAAATTCATTCTTTCGTTCGTAAACGATCCATCCCGAAAACCGATTATCGACGACCTCGGCGCGTCGGATCTTACCAAGGAAGATTTCGGGCGAGTCGATACGATGATCCAGCAAAACATATTTGCGGGGCATGGTATCACGTCGCCCGTCCTGTTCGGTATCGCCGAGCCTGGGAAATTAGGATCGCGCAATGAAATGCGGGACGCATACGAGGTATTCAAAAATACCTACGTCAACGATAAGCAACAGCACCTCGAACAGGTGTTCAATAAACTGGCGCGGATCAACGGCGTGACGGCGGAAATCGCAATTATCCCCGTCGAGCCGATCAGTTATGAACTTTCGGAGGCGACTATCGTATCCGTCGCACCGCGCGAATGGATCCTCGAAAAGGCTGGCATCGACGTAACAAAATACCAGACCGAACCCGCCGCCGCGCCGGTCGATGGCACCACGCCACAGGCCGCCGCATCCGTCACGGTGAACGACAACCTGAAATCAATGACAGGTCGCCAATGGCAGCAGATGGCGCGGATCGTTCGAGAGTTCTCAAAGGGGAAGATTACGCGCGATCAGGCTGGGATGATGCTTAAGAGCGGATACGGACTATCCGACGATGAAGTGATGACGATGCTCGGCGAACCTGAACAATTTGGGGCCGATGCTACCGAAGACGACATTATCGGCGCGTTCCAGGAGTACGGAGAAACGGCGCAGAATTTTTCAGTCGTTAAAAATTCACGAGTCACGTTTGCGGACATCCAAGAGGAGGCCGATAAGCAGATCCTAAACATACTCCAGAAACAACCGCTCACGCCATCCAATGACATCGCGAAGGCGCTTGGCGTGGACGTATCCGAGGTCACGCGCCGGATTGATCGCATGACGCGCCTTGGGGTATTAATCGAGGCCAAGGGCGGAGGTCTAAAACCATCGGCGCCGGTTTCCGAACTGATCGACGAACCAACGCGGACGACGTTTGAGATCCGGTATTCATACGAATGGAAGCCGGAGGTTCCGGTCGGCCAGCGTGACACCGCAGAGCATCCTTCCCGCCCGTTCTGTAAGAAATTGATATCACTCGATCGTTTCTACACCCGGCGCGAAATTGAGGCCCTTTCTGGCCGTTTGGGATATTCCGTATTCGACCGCGGGGGCGGATGGTGGGGACAGGGTGCCGGACAGCCAGCATCTCCGTCATGTCGTCATGAATGGCGCAGTAATGTCGTAATCCGTAAAAAGAAAGCATGAGCCGAAAAATACTATTCATCACTCCGCAAACGATAAAGGAACGGACGGGCCTGCATGCCAACGTGGACGAAAAATTGATCTCGCCCGAAATTATGACGGCGCAGGATATGTTCATTCATCCCGCGCTCGGCACGGCGCTGTACAATCGTCTGCTTGACGGGATCGAAAATAACAACCTCACGGACGCGGAGGAAAACCTGATCACCGGGTACATATCCGACACGCTGGTATATTACGTTCTTTCCGAGCTGCCCGTCGGTTTGTCGATGCAGTTCTACAACAAGGGACTGATCCGGAAAAGCGGCGAGGGGCAGACGGAACCATCGATGCAGGACATGATTGACGTCGCCAACCGATATAAAGCGCGCGCCGAATTTTACAAGGATCGACTGATCCTGTACATTAAGGAAACGGCGTCGAAGGGCGTGCTATTTCAGGAATATATCAACCCGGGATCCGGCGTCGACACCATCCATCCAGATCGACAGGCGTACACGATATCCGTACACCTCGATGACTATTCCAGCCGTCGGCGCCGTCCGCCGGGGATGGGTGGGTACGAGGATATGTATCAAGGCGATTCGCCGAATTGTGATTGTTGACATGAAAGGAAATAAAACGTACAGCGAACGGAATCAGAACCGCCTTCGGGCGTATCTGGAAAAGCAGGAACGACATGACATTAAACCAACTGATCGACAAAATACAAGCGCTCGGGAACGCTCACGAAATGATCGCCACGACGTTCAACGGTCCCGTAATGGATCGTCTGGCCATCGGTGACGTGACGTATCCGCTCATGACGTTTGACACCAATACCGCGCGGATCGTCGGATCGGACGCATCGTATGACTTTCAAATGTTTTTCATCGATCGTTTGGTCGCGGATAGCGAAAATGAACGCGAGGTGCAGTCGGATCAAATGTCGATCCTTCAGGATATCATCGCACAGCTCCGGTATCCGGGATGGGATTGGACGGTCGATGGCACGGTTCAGGTGCAGATCATAACGGACACGACGCCCGACCTACTGGCCGGGGTGGCGGCGACGATCACGATCACATTGCCATACCAGTCGGATCGGTGCCAGGTTCCGTCCGAATTAATTTACCCGACCTAATTAAAGGAAATGCCCGGGAAAAAAATAAATCAACTCGACGTCCGGACGCCTACGCTCGCCGATCTCATGCTGATCGGTGATCCATCGACCGGATATTCATATAAGGCCGCATTGTCGGCGCTCATCACGTTCGTAACGGCGAACATCACGACTGAAAAAAAGAGGTTCGTCGTCGGCGATGCTGGGTTCCCTGGTGATGGCGCGTCCGCGTGGACCGATCCGGATTTCGATGGCGCGCTGGTATGGGTGTACCGCAACGGACTTTTATCCGACTGGGTGAACCCAGGCGACGGATCTGCATACCACACCCAGAGCGGCGATACGATTACATTTTCCCCAGCGCTCGCAACGTTTGAAAAAATACAGGCACTTATCATAAAATTATGACACGACTTATATTTATTTTGATCATTTCGTTGACGTCAACGATATGCTCGCAGGCCCAGACGATCCAGTATATTGGCGCGCCAACGACGACGGTAATTTCGCGCGGGAACTTCCGGACGGATAGTATCTTTTATCTGCCCAAACGATCCAAGGCGCCGACAGATACCGCCGCGTTTCGATATCAAATATCGGACAGCTCGTTGTATGTATGGACTGGATCGCAATGGAACAAAGCGGGCGGAAGCGGCACAATATCCGGCACCGGCATCACGGGATATGTCCCGCAATTCTCCGGCACGACCACCATCGACACCTCGGGACTTTTCACGCTCGGCAGTCGCTTGGGCATCGGCACATCTTCATTTGCCTACACATCAGCCAGTTCGTCAATAGAACTGAACGGCACATCGGGCGGCATCCTTGGTTTCAAGCGCAATGATAGCGCAAGGGGTTACCTATGGCACACGGGCGATAACATGGAACTTGCCAACACGACCGCAGGGGCGATATCATTCAACACCAACAGCGCAACGAGGGGCAGCATATCCTCCGCAGGTGTGTGGCGATTGCACAACCTTGCAGGCACGGGCGATCGGGTGGTCGTGGCATCAAGCAACGGCACATTATCTGCATCGACATCCGTGACGGGATTGGTGGACACCACGACCATCTCGACAAGGGCGTGGAGGCAGAAGGGTGACGATTCGCTTGGCGCAATAATCGCCACGAAAGGAAGCGGCACGGTTACATCGGTCGCAACGGGGTTCGGCTTATCGGGTGGCACAATCACGACCACGGGAACCCTGCTTGTCGATACGCTGAACATTGCGACCCGTGCATGGCGGCAGAAGGGTGATGATAGTCTTGGAGCGTTGATTGGCAATGCTACGACCGGCAGCGGTACGACAAACTATGTGGCGAAATTTACCGGGACAAAGGCATTGGGTAACTCGCAGATATTTGATAATGGGACTAATGTAGGTGTTGGTACAACAAGTCCATCTACTAAATTGCACGTTGCAGGCGCAAGCACTTTAGGCGGGTATGTAGAATTAAACACTTCAGCAGCTTCGGCTTCATATTTTAATATGGGGTACAGTGCTGCAAACAAAAGTTATTGGGGAAGTGCTGCTGGATTTGATGCAGGAAATGCGGATGAATATTTAATTGGTACACTTGCAAATAGCACATTTAATATTTACACAAACGCAACACGCAGATTAAACATCTTCGGCAACGGAAACATCGGCATCGGCACTACCACTGACGCGGGGTACAAGACCGACATTGCGGGGACATTGCGGAGTACCTTGGGTGCGAATTTTGCGACAACGAGTGGGAATGTGGGGGTGGGGACGGCATCGCCTGCGTACAAACTAACCGTAAAAGCAGCAACAGATTACAATATAGGCATCGGTTTATTAGGTGGCGTGGCATCAATCAACGCATTGAATGACGCACAAAGCGCATATACACAAATGCGGATAGATGCTACCAATCTATTGATTAACACTTATAGTGGTAGCAAAACACTGCTAAATA